TCGGTGAGTGGTATCATAATCTTCTTATTCTCGAACTCTCCGCACCAGTCATTGGCATTGAGAGTTGGCCAACAACTAGGTCTCCCCGCGGGCGGGAACCTGCGGCAGGTCCCGTCCACACAATAGAACCGACAATCCTTACATGTCACGGTGATCATCACATCATCTGGGCTTGTTCAGCGGGAGCCGCTACCTCCGCGGGAACCGGAGCGGGGGGTTGCGAGGAAGCGAGCAATCCCGTGCTCTCGAAGAACTTCTGGATCTCCTTCCGCAGCTTCCTCGCCTCGTTCGTAGCCACCTGCTCGTAGCCCTGGAGCAGGCTATCGATCCGCATCATGAACGCGTTCTGGCTCACCGGACTCAGTTGCTGCCCCTGCTGGATCGCACCATTCAGGTACTGCATCAGCACCCCGATCCGACCCGCATAATTCTGACCCGGCTTGGCCGGCACCGGAATACCAACCAGCAATGTCGGGATCGTCTTGGTCTCGTCCTCCAGCTCGTCTTGCTGCTTCTGGCCCGGATCCCGGAGCAGCCGCTTCACAAGGCTCGGGTCATCCAATTCCATGATGCTCTTGTCCAGCTCCACCTGATCCACCCACGGGCTGTTCATGAACAACTGCTTCCGGTTGATGGCCTGCTGAACCATCATCTGCCGGCTCACCATGTCCATGCCACCCTTCGGCTCCAGCTCGTACTGATCGTGCAGCGCAATCGGATCCGCCTCCAACGAGTCCTCCGCGAAGCGGTACCGCAGGCTCTTGGAATCATACTGCACATACAAGCCCCACGCCTGCCGGTACAATTTGCCCAGTGCCATGCGGAACAGCCGAGCCCGGAGATCCCCGCTCTGCATGGCCTGAGCGTTGATGCTCTGGATCTCGGTCGCGGTCCTCCGATCGCTTCCACCGCTCATCACACTGCCCATCGCGTAATCCGGGCTACCGATCCGGTTCTCCGCCACGGCCCGCGTCTGGTTCAGCTCCTGATCAAAGCTCACCGGCGGCTGCGGCATCTGCACCGGAGCCACGCCATAGGGGAGAATCTGCCCCGGCTGGAACCGTAGGTTGATGCTATTGGGCAACTCCCGCTCCGCCCGGAACAGCGGGCGATTGTACAGCGTCATCGCATCATGCTTGTGGTTCCACATCGAGGTCATGCTCAGCTCGAACGGAGCCAGGATCTCGCACACTCCACGTGGGCTGAACCAACCCTTGTCCTTGATCTCGTAGGGGAAATCGATGAATGGCAGTTGGCCATGGTCATAGGGGAGCTCCATGGGATCCCGCAGATCCAGATCCACCGCCGCGGGGCTATACAGGTAAACCTCCCACACCCCGTCATCCCGCTTTCGGTACACCTCCCAGACAATCACGCCATCGGTGTTGTTGGTGTACGTGATACCCTCGCGCAATTGCTTCGCATCGTCCTCGGTCGCTGCCCCCGGAATATTGTCATCCTGCTGCGGGTTACCCCGGATCTTCTCGATGGTTTTCGAGTCCGACTTCCATCCGAACTGGCCAGCCATCCGCTTGTACGCCGGGACACTCATCGGCATCACATGCACCGCCCAGTCCGCATCCTGCAAATCCGTGGTATACGCCGGCACCACAAAATACATCGGGTCCACCGCTTCAAACCCCACCCGCTTATCACCCGGATTCCAGAAACACTTCATCACCCCGCGCCCGCTCATCAGCGTGTAATCCACCCAGGAGAGGACCTCGTCAGTAAAGTTGGTCTTCTCCCGGATCTTATAATTGAACCAGTCCTCCGCCACCTTCGTGTACGCGTTCAACTGCTGCCTCATCGGAACAAAGCTGGCCACCACATCCATCCCCAGCGCCTGCTGGAGGAATAGCGGCTTGAGCTTCTCGATCGCGGTATCGATCAGCGGCCAATGCAGATCCGCGGCCTTCGGCCAGGGCTTGTTCGTCCGGCGAAGACCATGATGGCGCAACTCATACCACCGAGTCTGCCGCAGCTCCCATGGGCTCCGCTGGCCCACGGCCTCAACAATCTGCCCCTGCAACGCATTCCGCTGTTTATCGCTCATCATAAATGTCCTCCCCTCCTTTATCCCCCTACCTCGCAACCAGCAAGCGCAACCCCCTCCGGTTCAAGTGGGCCAAGCTCATCCTCCATCCGCTCCAGCAGGCTCCGCCCATCCTCGCCCAACGCCTTCATGTACTCGTCCATCCGCTTCCCGCCACCACCACAGAAGGCCAATACCATCGCATCCGCCCGATCCGGACTGTTCACCCCTCTGGCGCGTAGCTCATCCTTCCCCTCCAGCGTCAGCTTACCCTTGCCATTGGTCCGCACCTTCCGGCTCACGAACTGCTGGAGCAATACCTCGTCCGTCCCGACCGGTCCCAGATTCACCTTCCCCTCCTCCACCATCCGCCCGAACTCAATCCACATCTCAGCCGCACGGTTCACGAACTGATCATCCCGGATGGCCCGCTCACCGAAGTTCACCCGCCTCACATCCCAGCCCTCCGCCCTCAGGGCGTCGCACATGACAACCCCCATGCCACCCACATCCGCGTAGATGTCCTCGGCCTTCAGCTTCCACTTGCGGAATTCGCTGATGAACCGGCCCACACTGGCCATCGTGTCCTTGTCCCGCCAGCGGATCAGCCCCTTCACCGTGTTCCCATGGCGCACCACCATCACGCTCTCATCCCCGCCGGCTGAGAAATCGCAACCCGCGGTCAACCGGTGCCCCTCCGTATCCTCCTTGGGTGGGCCACTCACCACCTTCTGCCAGTCGGCTGTCCGAACGGCAGTGAGACTTCCGTCATCCTCCATGAACTCCGCGTAGATCATCGAGCGCACCAATGGATGACCCTCGCCCCAGCGGGCCATCTGCTCATCAATCCACTCCTTCCGGATATGCGGACAGTCGTAAGCGGTAACGGTAAAGGTCTGCCACTTGCCATCATTCCGTCGGAATACATCGTAGAAGTAGCCGGAGCTGCCACCAGGACTGCTCATCAGCAGAGTCCGCGTAGGCTGGCACCGCTCCATCGACTGGAAGATCCCGTCCGGTACCGCCTTCGCCTCGTCCACAATGTACATCAAGTCATTGCTCGGACCCTGCACATGCCAGCCCTCCGCCTTCTCCGGGTTGCTCGCCGAAAACCCAATACACCGGCTGATCAGCTCCTGGCCGTCCACTTTCTTCGGGTACACATACCGAATCTCACCATCCTTGATCGAGAATCCATTCTCCTCCCCTCCCAACCCATTGATCATCTTCCGCAGATGAGGCCACAACGCGTCGGCCACCTGTCGGTACACACCAGCGGTACAAACCACCAAGCTCCCCGGCCAGCGGAGCATGTGCCATACCACCGCACTCGCCGCCACCATGCTCGTCTTGCCAGAGCCGTTCGCAGCCTTCAGAGCCACCTTCGAGTGCTTCTCGTTCAACGCACCCAGCACCGCCTCCTGCCACGCGTAGGTTTCACGTAGGCCAAGCATCATCTTGGGGAAGTTCTTAAGCTGCTGAGCCTCCTCCAATAGCTTGCGCTGCTTCCACGCAGGGATGTGAGAACCCATGCCGAGTGAAGGGGATTTCTTGCGCTTAATTTGCTTGACGGGCATAAAATTTGGTTTGGGACGGGGAGGGGGTATATAGGTAACACCCACCCCCCTCTTGGGGGTCCTGGTCCCCCCGTGGTCTACTTCCCCCCTCCGAATGCTCCGAGCAGTGCACCGGATACTGATAACTCCTTCCCTCCTTTACCAGTGTGTTCCAATTGAGCGCGAGCTACGTAGCCTCTCGTTCTCTCCAGTAACCATGCGGAGCCTTGCCAACCTGGACCGCAGGAACGGACTACGGATGTGAGGTCATACTCGCCCCTGGTTTTCGCAGCATCGATCTCCTCCTTTCGTTCAGGGTATCGCAGCAAGTACTTGGCGAAGGTTTTATCCGTCATGCCAGCGAGGTGACACAAGCGATCGAAAGGGATCCCGAGTGAAGCGCCGTCGAGGACCCGGTTCCAATTGGAAGGAGCAACCTCCTTTGGTGGAGGACCTTTTTTTAGTGGCTTCCGGACAGAAGGAATTGGTGCCTCTTTCCTTTCCACCCTTTCCACCACAACTACTTCCTTTTCTGTCTTCCTGGCCATGGATTCACTTTGCCCCATAAAGTGAACCACTCTGAAATAAATGTGAACCGACGTTGACAAGTGAAGTCTCCTTTGGCTTAATCCCTCCACGCTCTCCGATATGGGGGCATTCCTACACCATGAAAACACGCTCAAAACTCCTCCGCGCTTGTGCATTCCTAGCGCTTAACCTCCTCCTCCTCCCGGTCATCTGGCTTCTGGCCGATGCTTTGATCGGAGGTGCCCAGTGAACCGCCTTTCTATTTCCGACTTGGTGAAAGCCTATCGTCCCGGTCCCGGAAGGCACTGGTTTGACGCCGATTCAATTCGATTTTTCCGGACCCGCCTTCCGAAACACGTGTTTCCCTGCGGGCACGGGGTTTACTTTGTAACCTCTGAGCAGTGCGGGCACTTCCGCCGTGGTTACTCGGTCCGTAGGTTCTGGCAGGGTAGGATTCAAACTATCGGGGAATTCAATTCCTATCCTTCCCGGGAGTCGGCGGTTCGGGCAATGCGCCTTGCGATGAAAGGGGGTTCCCAGTGAACGGATTCATTCTCCACGAAGATCGCGACCGAGTCATCATCGCGACGGGCTTCGAGACCGCCAGTGACAATCGGAAAACCGGCCCCATGATCCAAATCTGGATTCTTGTCAAAGCCGTGGACCCCGTGGAAGCGATCAAACAAGGCCTCGACCGTCTGATTTGCGGTTCCTGCGTCCACCGTGGCGACGGGCACGGGAAAGATCGCTCATGCTACGTCAACGTAGGCCAAGCTCCACTGGGGATCTGGCGGGCGTGGCAAGCGGGCAATTATCCCTTGCTGCGCAGCCTCGAGGTTTTCACCGGGCGCCGGGTCCGCTTCGGAGCCTATGGCGACCCCACGCATTTGCCCCTTAGCCTTGCACTGGCCATTGCTGGCGTTTCTTCGGGCTGGACGGGCTATACTCACCAGTGGAGAAAACCTTCCTTGCAACCTTGGCGTTCCCTTTTGATGGCCTCCGTTGATTCCATCGCGGAACTGGTCATTGCCCGGTCCATGGGCTGGTCAACCTTTCGCGTCGGCTCCGAAGCTTCGGTCGGCGAGTCGCTTTGCGCATCCGAGCGTGTCGGTGCCGCTTGCGCCGAATGTCTCCTTTGCGCGGGTGCTCGGGGCGGACTCGAGTCTGTCCACATTCCCCCCCACGGTACCGGAGCCCGTAATTTCAAGGAAGGAGTGACCAAGTGAAATCCGCATTCGATTTGATTCAACGGGACGCATTCAAGTCCGCTGTGGGTCGCGCCATGTTCTGTGGTCATCCCGACTGCGGTGTGATTCTAGACTATCGGCGGGCCGTTGAATTGTCCGCCTGCAAGGGTCCACACTACGTTTCCGTCAAAGTGTTTTGCTCCGAGTGCGCCGACCGTGTGCGCCCGATAATTGAGAGCAAACTCGGTCCCCTTGGATTGCGCTTGGAAGTGGTGGACGGGAGGGAGTTCCGGTGACCGACCTATTCCGAGCCCTTGGGTATCTCCTCCTTGGCGCTTTCTTCGTGTTCCTGATGGTTCTCTCAGCCCTAGCCGGCAACGGTTGACAAGTCGGCCAAACTCCCTTTTTCGCATCCCCTAGGTTCCCCCTAGGGGCTTTTCTTTGCCCGGATCCGGCGTCCGCTCGGTTCCCTTCCTTCCTTCCTTGCCAGTCAACCCTACCCCCGGAGCCAGGTTTCGCCCCCCCTAGGACACCCAATGTCCGACCAGGTGAGACTCTCGATGTCCTACCCCTCCGCCCTCGCGCCATACCAGATTCGGAATTCGGAAACTCGAAATCCGGAACCCGCGGAGCCCGAGCATGGAGCGGCATCCCGCGAGCATGGAGCGGTAGAAGCGATTTATTCCATCCCAGCACTTTCCTGCTTGACGACTGAGCATGGAGCGGTAGGGTGGGCGTTGCAACAACGACCCTATGGACACATGGATACTACCAAAGCAATTACACACATTGGCCTGTGCGCTGGATACGGAGGCATTGAGCTTGGACTTAAACGAGCAATCCCAGATCTGCGCACAGTCGCTCTTTGTGAGATCGAAGCCTTCGCCATCAGCAATCTGGTTGCGAAAATGGAAGCGGGATTCATGGACCCGGCACCTATCTGGCCGAATCTTAAGACCTTCCCTTGGGGAGCGTTTCGTGACCGCGTGGACATCCTCACTGGCGGCTATCCATGCCAGCCCTTCAGTGCAGCAGGGCAACGTCGAGGCAAGGACGACCCGAGGCACTTGTGGCCCTATATCGCAGACGGCATTCGACTTCTCAGGCCTCGGTGCTGCTTCTTTGAGAACGTCGAAGGACATATCAGCCTGGGGCTGTCCGACGTCATCGAAGACCTGGCCGGAATGGGTTACAGAACGACGTGGGGCATATTCAGCGCGTCTGAATGCGGCGCACCGCACCAGCGAAAGCGGGTGTTCATCTTGGCCCACAATGACAGCGAACGAAGCCAAGAACTCGCAAGGCAAGTCTCAGCTCAATCGAACACCCCCCCCCCTCGGGACGTTTGTGCTACTGGCCAACAGTTCAAGCCAGCGAAGCACGGCAAGGCTTCCAGAACAGGAGTCGAGGTATGAAAGGCAGTCAGGAATCACTCAGCACAGTGGTTGTGAAGCATGGCCCTCCCGTCCCGGCGAGCAGCAGTACGGATGGGAGCCGCCAAGGGTTGTGGGTGGATTGGCGCACACCGCAAGCCAACGAGGCGGGAGCGAGAGTGGAGACGCTCTACACCAAGGATGGACAGCCAGCGAAGCCGGGACAGAGAGCGTACCGCAAGACACCGGATGGCAGGATGGTACTGCAATCGCAGACGATCAACCAACAGGTGGAGATGGTGCAGAACTGGCAGACAGCCACCGTATCGACCGGAGCGCACCGGCAGAAGGACGGCAGCATGATCGACAAGCTGGACCAGCAGGTGAACGGCAAGCTCAACCCCCGCTGGGTGGAGACGCTGATGGGTCTGCCGGTCGGCTGGACTATGCCGAGCTGTGCGTCACCTGTGACAATAGAACGGATGAGTTAAGGTTATTGGGAAATGGAGTAGTACCGCATACCGCTGAACTTGCATTCCGTGTACTCATACAGGAGTTGGCCAATGAGTGATGTGTCTCTCACTACAACCTCATTCCAGATCGACTATCGGATGCTCACGCTTCTCCAGAAGCGGGCCAATGAACTGGGGTTCAGGTCATGGGGAGCGTACCTCCGCCACATGATCGACTTCCACGTGCTGACTTTTGAGCCAGATCTCCTCCCCCGCCAGAGCCCCGCGAACCCCACTTACCCTCCGTCGAGTCCATCCTACCCCTCCGATGCACTGGCGACCCCTTTCTGATCGATTGCGAGGCATCCATATCCATCCATCGGACCCGATACTTCGCAATCAGTGGAGGGTTATTGAAAAACCGCCGCTGAGCGCGGGGGGCCGGTACGAGCCCCCACGCAGCGTCTCAGCGTTGCGGTTTTTAACTCCCTAGAAGAGGGAGTGACAAGACTCCCTCTAGGGAGGTAGCAGTGGGTATGGGAACTTCTTGGGGTGTGCAGCAAAATGAACATTCCTTTGCATTGACATGTTGCCGTGCATGACGCATTCTGGTCTTGCTATGAGTTACCTAGACAATGGTTCAACGCTTCGGTCGATGTTCCGACTGATGCCCCCGCAACGCCACGATGCTGATCCGGATCGATCCGAGGTTCTGGCCTACATTCGTGAGAATCTTAGATGTGAGCTTGGCCGTGCAATACGCGCATTCAACTCTATGAGGAACAAGAAGTCCCAGGTGATTGTATATGACATGGTTCATAGGCAGTGGCGTGGGTGTGACTGGGTGCCTCCGGAGGATGAGGACAAGGTTTCGCTGCTCTTGAGAACCATCAATGAGCTGAAGCGTGACGTTGCGTATCTGAAGACTTCGGTGAAGAAGCACGAGAGGTTGTTTGGCCAACTGGAGCGTAAGCGATCGCGCAAGCGCGAGGAGGAGGAGCCCGACTCCGATGTTGAGGCTCAGGAACAGAAAAGCTCCCCGGATGTGAATCCTGAGGAGCTCGAGCGTAAGAAGAGGGAAGAGGAAGATGCGGCTTACGATAAGTCTTCCAAGGAGTTTTGGGGTGCTATCCTCGCCGAAATGAACGACGAGCCGGTGGCTTCGGCTGCTTCAACTCGGCCCCGGTCATCACCATGGGATTCCACTGCTCCCACACAATCCCACTTGGAGAATGCTGAAGATGTAGTGAGTTAGCATCCAGCCTTGATCCGCGCTTGCAGAAGGCCAGTTGGAACCGTCGAGGCTTCGACTGGCCTACTTCTACCAAGACCGCGATCTCCCGCGCCCAGTTAGCGAGTTCGCTGGATCCGAACCCGGAGTGGGCGAGTTCCATGGTGGTCATGGGTTCGCCGTCCTTCCGCTGGGCTTTGGAGATGTGGTGCATCCAGATCCAAGCGACCTTGGTCTGGTGGAGGATGGGCTGGAGCTTGTTCCGAAGGAACGTGCTGACCTCGCCCTGGTCGCTGAGGTCTCCCCCGAAGTAGGAGAAGAGCGGGTCACCGATGATGACATCGAGCTTCGATCGGGTGATGAATCTCTTCGCGTAGGCCAGGAATGCGTCACCGGTGCGGACGGCCTCGGTGCGGAAGTGCAGGTTCTCTTGGAGGATGCGGATGTCGGGCGTGTGCATGTTCAGCCCCTTGATGACGCCCTTGAATGCTTCGGCGAGGTCGCCCTTGTCGTTCTCGGCTTGGACGATACCGATGCGGAGTGGTCGTACAGGTGCAACACCGAAGAAGTCCCTGCCCATGGCCCACTGGATGACGATCTGCATCATCAGGGATGACTTCCCGATGCCGGTGCCACCGGAGATGATCATGGAGGAGCCGCGTGTGAGCCACCGTTTGCCGATGAGGTTATCCGGATCCTTGTCCGGGTCGAAGTTGATGAGGTCTTTGACCGTGACGACGGTGGCCTTGTCATCATCGGTCTCCCGATCGGTGAGCCAATCTTCCCATGATCGAGCGCCGAGGTTGATGTCCAACAGCTTCTGCTTCTCTTCGCCCCGCCAGGAGCCGGGGAGCCGGGAGAAGCGCGATGGGTTCTTGTTCTTGGGATCGACATCGGGGATTGCCGAGTAGATGAGGTCCCTGCGGGCGTCCCATTCCTTGCGGTTGGGGGCATCGACACGGACCCATGCATGGATGGACTTGCCACCGGAGTCGATGAGGACGCTGATGGGGAGGCCCGAGGAGCGGAGGAGCTGTTCCTGCTCGGCCTTGGGTTTGGAATCGAACTCCACCAGGACATGGCGGTACGCGCTGACATCGTTGTCGGAGCCGCTGTAGAGGTTGGGCTTGAACGGGTTGATGCGTACGAAGACGCCATCGGTTCGGTCGCTGCGGAACAGGATGGACTCGGGGTCATCGAAGCGAGCGATCCAGTCCTCGAGGGGAAGGAATGAGCCGGCACTGATTGGCCTACCATCCTCGACCTGCTCGCAGATGCAGACCACCTCGGTGGCCGCGAAGGCGGATGTGAGGAACCGCTTGAACTCCGATGCGTCGTGCGAGGCCGGTATGGGGGCTGCGGGCGGGTTTGATGGCGCGGACGGCTCCACGGACCCCTCTGGTACCCGCGGAGGCTCCACAGGCTTTGGCCTACTGAACCGCACCCGTGTCAGATCCAATGGCTCAGCGGGGCTGCTTGCCGAGGAATTGGCGAGGTGCCCGCGGGGCTTGGAGTGGGACTTCTCATTGGCCTGTCGGATCTTGTGGAGGAGTTCGCGGTCCTGCCAGGGTGGTTGGCATGAGCGGTTCCAATCGGACAGGAGTGTGAATGCGTCTGTGTCTGATAGGCCGAAGCCGTGGACGAGGCCAACGGCGGCGGTGTAGGTTTGTGAGTGCCCTCCGGATCCGGAGATGGCTGGCGGTACCTTGGCGAGCCAAAGCGCCGCTCGTTCGAGGAGCGTTGTCATGTCGTTGATTTGTTGCTGGACTACGGACTGGTATCGAACGTGGACGAATCGTCTTGTTCGAGTGGCGGGCTATCCTTGGTGATCCATGTGTGGTAGGCTCGAGTCTTCTTTGGGTAGGAGATCCACCCTTTCTTGATGCCGTATTCGATGAGGCGAGGTGCGTCCTCGATGAGCTTTCGGTTGATGTCGCTCATGGTGGTACGTTCCTCTGCGGTCAATGGGGCTGGCTTCTTGTTGGTTTCAAGGCGGCATTCGTACCATGGCTGCTCGTGTCTTGGGGTCTTCATGTGGGGAGGATGCGAGCCAGGATACAATTGCAGTAGGTACCCTTGGTTTTGGAGTTACATCGAGGGTGATGCACAGGATTGGAGATGACGTGTGCAGTGAGGTCGCTCGTGAGCTTGACCATGTCAGTGAGACGACTTGCTGCTTCGAGGCAGAGGGCTTGCGCGACTCCATCTGGTGATTCGATTTGGGAGCTGACGATCTTGAGTGCCGTTACGATGTCGTGTGTTGAGGACTGGTTCATGTTATTTCTGTTTGTGGATTATGATGCCGTTGCCCTTGGCGTCGGTGAGTTCGACTGATCGGACGTCTTCGAGGCGGGCCAAGGTCTTGATCATCTCGATGGGATCATGGGCTTGAGCGACACAGGTGAGATGGATGTCTCCGTCGCCGTGGATCACTTTGAGGTCTTGCTTGGTACGATCCCTTGTAATGCGGATGGTCCGCCCCTCCGAGAGGCGGACCACCTTGATTGATTCAACGAGTGGGTATTGGTGACGGTTGCTCATGTTTGAAGGCCGCAGTGAGGACACTTCTTACCGCTGAATGATTCAAGCGGTTTGACATCAAGCCATTGGCAGAGGTCGGTGTAGGACTTGCGACCGAAGTTGTCCCACTTGAAAGGAGCGATCTCCCTAGATAGAACCGCGTTGCGAGCGGCCTCTTTGGATTTCAATTCGAGGAAGTCCATCAGCTTAGCGTTACGAACGCTGAGCCCGTAGGTCCACTTGGCCCGCTCGATATCGCGCTGCTGACCGGCTTTGATGATCTGATAGACCCGCTGCTTGGACATCTTGAAGTGTTCACCGATGAGACGATAGGTAAGCCCTTCTGATCGCAGCTTGTTAACTTGATCGATTGAATCGCTGAGTTTCATGTATATTCGCTTCTTGTCCTTCTTCTTCTTACTAACTGCCACTAACTCAAAGGTGTTTGTATTGCTCGGTACCTCTTCTGTGCTTTGTGGCACTGGACACACAGGCCGTGCTTGATTATGCATCCGCATCCCAAGCAATCGGCCAATTCGTGACATAACTGTTTCCATCGTTGTAGTTCCTCTATTGTTGTTTGTTGTTTTTGCTGTTCTTGATGTTCCATACACATGACAGTGAGATGTTGTACTTTTTGGACAACTCTGGGTAAGTGCGTGACTTGTCCTCTTTCAGGATGGCATCCCGGATCTCGGTTGGAACAGCCGGCCACCGCCGGTTGATCCGAGGGTTCGGATCCTTGAACGGAGTGACGTGGCCCACCATGCGAGACATGGACTCCTTGGTCAACCCCAATTGTTGAAGTATCGTCATTTTCCCCTTCTATTCGCAGGTGTAGATTTTGTCGGTGGTTCGCAGGCCGGTGGGCCATTGAGGTTCGGTGAATGACTTCTCGATGAAGATGACCTTGTCGGTGGGCTGGATGGTGAGTCGTTCGCCATCGGTTCGGATGAACATGAATTCCTTGGCTTGGTTGGGTTGGCGGCTCCAGCTATCGCCGATGGGAGCGGCGGTGAAGAGGTAGTCGCCGGTGATGATTTGACCGGCGCATTTGACCTGGCATTCGAGTCCTCGGAGGAAGGTGTACTCGATGGTGGTGAAATCGGTGCCGTAGCAGTCCCATCGCTGGGCTTGCTGAGGTGTCCATTCAAGCTCTGGATCGGAGCTGAATGTTATGGCGTGGGGCGGGACGGCTCGATAGACCGCTCCGCATTCGAGCATGATGGTGCAACCCCACATCCGACCTGGGATGGATACTAGGCCGAACCAAACGCAAGGGATGAATGCTGCCCCGGATAATCCGAGGAAGGATGATTCGACGAAGCAGTACTGATGGTGAGGCAATTGGCCTGCTTGTGAGTAGGTCATGGGTAGTCTGGTAGGACTTTCTTGAGTTCGATCAGGGTGCAGTTGTCTCCGTCGGACAGGTGTCGATTGGCTTCGAGTGTGGATCGAATGGCTGTCTCCAGGTGCGCGATCCGTTCCTTTGCCTCCTCCAGTTCTTTCCAAGTCTTCACTCCGTCAATGGTTCTCATTTCTTCGATGGTCATAGTATTGGCTCCACAGTGATGTAGTACCCTGTCTCGCGGAATGGTCCACCAGGCAGGCAGTGTGCCACTCGGTGGGTTGCATCGGAATCTGAACAGTCCTTGTCCCATCCATGCACATGGTGAATCCGACAATATGGGCACCAGACTCTGATGGTGTTTCCATTCTTGGTTCCTGCCAGTAAAGGCCATGCTTTCTTGTTCCAGCGTTTCATGGTTTGATCTGCTTTGCTTTCAGTTCGTTGATGATGTCGCAGAGTCCGATAATCATGGCCATGTAGGCCTGGGGATTCTCAATCCCGTTGCGCTTGCAGGTTTCAACCCCTCGTTTCACTGCGTCCAATCCAACTTCGCGCCATGGCTCGTTGATAAAGTCGCTGATTTTGATATTGCTCATGGGTTTTTCGTAAGTGACTTGATGTATCTGTTCCTCTGCCGTGGTGTCAGTCCGATGATGTAATGCAGCACCTCGACCGCGTTGATTGAGTGCAGCAGTTTCCAGTACGGCCTCGCCGCATCGAGTTCCTTCGCTCGCTCAATGTCCACCACCAGCACCTCGCTGGTCATCGTATGTCGGTAGATGAATGCGGCAGGGCCGATGGGTACGTTCATTCTCCGTCCTTTAGCTTTCCATTGCTTGGATCCACAAGTCCAAGTGCAATGGCATTGAACAGGTAAGTATGTCCGCATTTGATACAGGCAACAGACGCGAACGGAATATGTGCTGCACCTTGAATCAATTCTGATCCTATCCCATCGTTGTACTCCCTAGTATCCACGACTGGTCCAATTCCAAACATATTGTGATTGCAGAACTGACAAACTGAATCAGCTTTTATCAGTGGTCTGATTGCGTTAATCAGCATCTGCTCTTGTCTTTTGGTGAGTTTCATCTTCCCTCCAACCATTTTTCGAGGTCATGGAGTTCATCCACTTTGGCTTCGAGTTCTTTGATGCGGTCGTTGAGACGATTGAGTTCTCGCACGATGCCGCGTGGTTGAGTATCAAACAGTGTTTTTCCGATTGGTGTTTGAATCAAAAAACCTTTGGCAGGAGGAGCGATTCTGATTGGGTCGAGTTTGTAGCGGCTCACAGCTTCACCTCCTTCACTTTGCCGGTGTCTCGGTCAACGACGCCGAGAGCGATTGCGTTGAACAACACGGTATATCCACAGTTGTTGCACTTGACTTGTATCAGGGGGGTGATGGCTGCGCCGGGGCAGTGATTACCTTCGTTAAACTCTCGGACCTCAACGAGGGTTCCAATGCTCCAAACGGTGGTGGGGATGCAGATCGGGCATTCGCGCTTTCCCTTCCAAACAGTGGAAATGCTGTTGGTGATGAGCTTGCGCTGGGAATCGTTGAGGTTCACGGCTTGTCCTCCGTGGTAAATCCGATGCCAGCTTTGTCCCACAGCAGCAGATCCGCTCGCAATGCGTCGTTCTCCTGCTCCAGTTGTTTGATGCGCTCATTGGCCGCGGTGAGTTCGCGTTCAATGTCTTGAGACACCTTGAACAGCTCGTAGATACCTGCTCCAATTGATGCAGCATAGGCAGCATCCGTCCTTGGTGTATTGCTCACAGCTTGGCCTCCTTGGCTTTGTTCCATTGCTTCAGAGCATCAGACTGTTCTTGAGTTAAATCAGATGTGTACTCTGGGCAGAAATTCCAAAGCAGATTGTTGCCAACCTCCTCCAGCCGCTTGATGCGCTGCTTGAGTTGTCTGTTCTCATTCAACAGTTCGTCACGATGATCTGCTATCTCATCAATGATGCTTGATTTTGGTAGATTCACGGCTTGGCCTCCTTTTTAATTAGACTGAACAGTTCATCTCTTACGCGAAATTTTACGACCGCCTCAACCAATCCTCCGTCAGACGATTCTCTCGCTTGTTCAGATTTTGCGTCGATTGCCGCGTCAATGTATTC